TCATCGGCTCGAAAATCTGGGGTTATGGGAACAACGAAATCCACCGCACTCTTAAGTAGTTCGATTCTACCTGCCACTGGCGCGCTTGTTGGTGGAATGATGGGCGGGCCGCTGGGCGCGGCGATGGGGTTAGCTGTTGGTGCCGGTGCTGATTATTTATTGCCAGAAGAAGAAAAAGCTAATATTGCGCGAGGGTTACAGCGAGTTATTAATTTTGTTCACAAACTTTGGGATGACATAGTTATAGTTTTTAATCTTGTATCGGAATCGATTGATAGTGTAATAACATCCGTTCGAGATTTTTATTATCGCGTAAAAATTTCCATCTTAAAATTTAGTTTAGATATGCGCGGGAAGCTAAATGCATTTTCGAAAAGCTTTGTTGGTATTAATATAATAGATGATGAAAAATGGAAGGAAAAACAACTACAAGAAGCAATAAAAGCCAGAAAACAAATGCAAACTGGCCACAAAAATCGTCGACGGGGGCGCGACCAAACCATATCCGACGCGTTTGATGCTAGGAACGCAATCGATAATGAGCAACAAGCACGGTTCGATAATATAACTAACGCACGAAAAGAATATCAAGCCGGTGTTCGACTTCGGGAAAATATATCCGACCAATATCGAGTTGGCATGAGCATCAATGAACGAATCGCGTTGGCGAATGAACGCCGACGAATGGAGCAGCCATCAGGTGCTAATTTGCTAACTCCCGGTGGGGGCCAGACTGGAGTTGGCTCAGTCTCACAAAAATACGAATCTGGAAACCTTGGAGTTGGTGCAATATCAAGCGGTGTTGGCGATCCGGGGGGTAAATCCTATGGATCGCATCAGTTAGCATCTAAGACTGGTACGCTGCAATCGTACCTATCACAGAGTCAATATGGACAACAATTTGCAGGATTGGCTCCTGGAAGCGCAGCGTTTGATGCTAAGTGGAAACAACTTGCCAGTAGCGATCCAAGTGGTTTTGGACGAGATCAAAAAGCCTTTATAGACAGAACCCACTTTGAACCAGCGGCTCGTAAAGCTGAAGAGTTAGGTTTTAAAATTGATAATCGCGCAATATCTGAAGCAATCTACAGTGGAAGTGTACAACACGGTGGTATTAATAAAATTTTATCATCGGCAGCGCAAACCCCAGGATTTCAACAAATGACACCTGAACAACAAGTCAGAGCATTTTATAATGCAAGATCTTCTTATGTAGATCAATTCAATGTTCCATATAGTGCAGGAAGGGGGAGATACGAAAGAGAAATGCAAGATGCGCTTGCTTTGAGCAACCAACCTGGCAGGGAAGTTATACCGACACCGAACACGCAATCGACACAATATGCTGCGCTGAATCAAAATCTTCAAAGCACTAAAATGGCTACTGAAGCAACTGCAAGAAGACCTGTTGTCGTCAATGCTCAGGGCGGTAAGAAAGGAACATCTGTTAGTGGCTCTGGATCAGGCCCAGTTTTGCGTAAAGCGCCAAGAGGTGCTGAACCTGCAATTCAGGTTGCGTTGAATACAGACTTCTCTGGTTCTTCCGCTTAGAGATCGCACCTACAAGGTTTGGTTTGATTTTTAGCGTAGTCAAATAGAACGCCAATAAGATTGCTTAGGTAATATATTTGACCAGTCGACCCCGACTCGGCGGCGAACACGTCGCCGAAACCATTAGCAATAACTCGAAAATCTCCACTGCCCTTACACGGATTGCTACACGCCGGACGGTTATACCCATACAGATCATCGTGTGCATAATAATCTGTGTCGTTGTATGGAGCTTGATAGGGTGGATATGTGTTACCATATCCACCATTTCTTCCATATTGCTGTGGAAAATTAGAACAAGAACATAACAAAATACATAATAAAGTAATAACGTTTTTCATCTTTCACCCACTTCAAAATCATTCACCTTCCGTTCTAGTACTAGTATCGTCAAATTAGATCAAAAACTTAAGCTTAACTTAACGGTACTAGAACGGTTATTCTATATCTAATCGTCGTCGGCAGCTAACTTCTTTAAATAATTCTCGATTTCAGATTCGTCTTCTGAATCATCAGCTTCTTGTACAACCGGTTTTTTAGGAGCTATGGTCGGGGCGGCAACAGCGGCTACAGCAACTTGTGCTTTCGGCTGCTCAGCTGCTTTAAATCCCATAAACTTTGAGAAGTTCTCGTCTTCAGCAACTTCCTCTGCAACATCTTCGGCGTCTACTTCATGTTCTTGCCGTGATGCTACATCTTCAGCTAAAACTTTACTCAGCCGCGACTTAAGTTCGTCATAACCCTTAAACTTCTTTGCGTCTACAAATTCAGATAATGGATAGGTTTGTTTTAACAAAGTCTCAATCAATTCATCCTCACCTAATGGTGCAGGTTCGGAAAACTCGCTCTTATCATAGTTCGTAAAGCCTTCATACTTTCTTACACGAAGTTTGAAACTGGCTCCTTCCCATGGGTCAAATGGGTTAACCGGTTTCATGTCAGCGAACTCTGGACACATAGCTGAATTGATCTTATCAAAAATCTTCTTACCATATCTGAATAGCTTAACCTTGCCTTCATTTTCTGGCATAGCTGGGTCGCTGACAACAAGAATGTTTGACACATAACTTAACCGTCGCTTTCTTTCACGCACAATATTCTTATTCTTTTCCAAACCAGTATTCCACAATACCGTATTTGCTTCGCACAAAGGACATTTTTGCCCTACAGTTGTGGGGCAGTTTTCAATATACCAACTTCCAGTATTCTTATTCTGAAACCCGTGCGAATACACGCGCACCCAAGGAATCTCTTCTTCCATAGCCGGGGGTAAAAAGCGAATGACCGCAACTGCATTACCAACCTTATCTTTAGTTGGTTGCCACAATCTTTCATCCGTTTGTTGAGATGCACTATTTCCAACCTTGATTTTATCCATCTCAGTCTTTAGCTTCTCAAGAAAATTTCCTCGGTTCTTTTTTAAATCTTTTATTAACGACATATATTTTTTTAATCTCCTATAATATCTAATAGATGATATTTTACAATATCTAATAAGAAGTATATCACATTTCAAGAAACAGTCAATAAAGATTTTTTGAATATGTAATCTTTAAACTTTGGAATCTTATCTGATCCAATATATTTCAAAAGAAATGGCTGATACTTTAAACAGTTCTTCTGAATTTCGGGCCATAGAATTGTTTCTTGTATTGTTATGTTCCAATACTCAAAAGTTCCTTTGATAGCCAAGTTTAATATGACCAAAGTCTCAAATGTTATTTCTTTTTTTAAAAACATTTTCAGTATGCGTGGATGTTGGCCCACGGGAACTTCAAACATATTTTGTATTGTTATCATGCTGTTATCAGCACTTTCAATTATCTTTTGAAAATCTTGTTCAAATATATATGTAATGCTTTCAAGCTTTCGTTGCCAAGTAGCATAATCAGCTTCAACATTATCATCAAATACATCGCCTATCCAGGTTCTTGTATTTTTCACTATACATGAAACAAAAAACTTCTCAACTTCAATTGGCGATTGTAATTTTTTAGCAACTTTTTCAAAAAAGAACTTATCAGTTCTTTGGTTAAAGGAATTCATATCAGCACGGATCTTTCCCTTATATTTGAAATAATCGTACTTCTCATTTGAAAAATGCGATTTGATAGCAAGATATTTTAAATAACAACCAAAACCATTAATCATTTGTTGATGTTAACCACGTCGGTATATCTCGTTTTGTATATTTGAGTAAATGTTTTTTCCCATTTATATAATATTTACGATATGCTATAAGAGAACTTGTATGTTTATATTCAGTTGGCATAGCTTGATATGGTTCCGTGAATTCGGTTGTTGGTATGCATCGGGGAGGATTGCTCAAGTCGTTTGCTAACATTTGCGTTTTATGCACTTTACCAAAACGAAAAGTATATTCTGCACACAGTGCCATATATAACTGATATAACCAATTGTAATTATGAATAGAAGCCCGGACCCATAAAGAACATGGATGATTAACGTGCGTTGGTTTGTATATGCGACCATTACAACTACCGATAACGTGATGGCACGTTGATAGCAACTGGGCGCTTTCTAAAATCATTTTGATTACATGTCGATCATAATGATATTTGGCTGCTAAATTGGGATCTTTGTCAATATAAAAGATATTCATATTGATATGATAGCACGTTTTTATTTCAATGGCAACCGTTTTGTTTTCTTATTTTTACCCAACATGTTATATTCAAGAGCCTCGTCAAAGATCTTTTGTTGTACGTATGGGCTTAAAAGATTCTTGATTTTACTATTATCATAATCAATCCCCAATTTGGTTAGGTGTTCTACAACAGCCTCAAGGTATGTTAATTTTTGGGCATGAACTATACGCTCAACCTCTCGCGAAAATTCTTCCATGTTTTTCAACCGTAACATATTATACCTCTATTTTACCGCGTGGGTGTTTCTTCTTAATCTCTCTTAAACGATCTTTAAACCATTCAGGGCGCTTTGTAACACCGATGCGCATTGGATCTACAAACCCCGGAGTACCGAAACATAACTCGACGTCTCCTCCGCACTTTGGACAAGGTAACTGGGTTGGTATCAATCGATCATCGATCTTATG